CCAGGGAGTGGTTACGTGAGAATTGCGTCCACGAGCTCGTACATGCAACGGTCCTCCCCGATGCTGTAGAGCTGGCTTTCTCGCAAACCGCTCCTGAGAGACTCGCACGTGAGCGTCTGGACGAGTTGGAATGTTTTGCACCCCCCACGTAGGCCAGCCCGGTTTGCGTGACAGCGATCTGCTGGGGTACGCCCCCGCCACTCCATTCGGATTGGCTAGGCGACCCAGCCGTCCCCGGTGGACCCGAGGTGATGCCAGATCGTGGTGTCCTAGACACCAGTCGCGTAGATTGGGCTGAATGCGAGGAGTCGCGGAGGGAGATGAGGACCGGTTGGAGATCGGGTGTTACTAGCACCTTCGTCCCAATCTGCAACCGGCCCTGCCCACACAACGAGGTGACCGCACTAGTAATGCGGTCCTTCGGCCAACTTCCGTCAAAGGTGTTTGACGAGATATCGGACCCGGTGGCTGCTGAGTGGAAACGACTCAACAACCACGCAAGGCGTTATCGAGAAGGAAGTTGGTCATGGCGGAAGACCGCGGAGAGTTACACCGGACAACTCCGCGCTCGGTACCTAGAAGCGTGCCGCTCACTTGAGGAGGATGGCTTATCAGGCAGACAGGACTGGTACATCCGAGCTTTCCTCAAGGTTGAAAAGAACCGGAAGCCAGATAAGGCGATCAAGCCCCGCCTCATCTACCCCAGGTCGCCACGTTATAACCTGGAGCTGGCTTCACGCCTAAAGCCATTTGAGCATTGGCTTTGGGGACGTCTGAGTGGTCGCGTTTTTGGCCTGAGCACCCCGCGCCTCGTTGCGAAAGGACTGAACCAGAGACAGCGCGCAAACATGATCGTCAGGAAGTTTAATCAATTCCGGCGCTGCGTCTGTTTCGAGGTTGACGGCAAGGCTTTCGAGGCCCACGTAGGACCATTTGCGTTGTCCCAAGGTGAACACCGGGTGTACAAGTGTGCATTCCCGCGAGACTCGCGTCTCGCCACCTTGTTGAGCAAGCAAGTGGTCCTCGAGGGCAGTACACGCTGTGGTGCGAAATTCAAACGCCCCGGTGGTCGCGCCAGCGGCGATTTCAACACTGGCATGGGAAATACCCTGTGCTTTTTGGTTGAGGTCGTCGCTGCCATGCGCGGCTTCGGGTGTCCGTTTGATCTGTTCATAGACGGTGACAATGCGCTCATCTTCCTGGAAGAAGATGACTCCGAGGGTGTTCTCGGAGCTTTCGCGCGAACCGTGTTGTTGCAGTCCGGCCACGAAGTGACACTCGAGAGACCTGCTCGCCGCTTGGAGGAGGTCAGGTTTGGTGGTGCCGCCCCCGTTTTCTTAGGTCAAGCAAACGGCTGGGTTATGGTACGCGACTGGCATCGCATTCTGTCCGGCGTGTTCACGTCCCCAGTTTACCTGCGGGAGCCTGTGTTTGCCACGGAATGGATGCTGGGGGCGGCCATGTGCGAGCTTTCTCTATCGCGCGGCCTACCAATCCTGCAAACCTTCTGCCTCAGGGCCATAGCGGAGCTACGTCCGCGTGTTCGTCGCAAACATGTTCGCGAACACGCTTTCAGGGACGCGCTTTGTCTAGGGTCCTGGTTTGCGTCCGAGGGTGACGCCAAGCCAGTGACGTTGGAAGCAAGGTTGTCTTTCGAGGCAGCCTTTGGTGTGCCACCAGATGAACAGGTGAGGATCGAGAATGACCTTCTCGTTTCAGTGAACCTGAGCAAATGGCGACATGTCACCGTCAACTCGTTGACCGATTGGTTAGACGAGCCGGGCATCCACGACACTTGGCAAAGCTGATTGCGTCGAAAGGTAATGACTACGGATCCACCACCACCGACAGGAGCTGCGTGCGTGCGCACCTTAAGCACCTGAGCACTTGGAAGAGGCGTTGGGACGAACCATACAACCCGGAACCAAGGCCCGCCTTGGCGGGAAACGCACTTACGTGCACCGTGGGTGGCACTATTTGAAGCCACCCGATCAAGGACAAATGGAAGTTAGCTGAGGCGAGCTGGCTTGGGAGGGTTTGCGACCCTTTAAACAAGGAATGAGACTACCCTCGTAATACCGTCACACGACCGGTAGAGGGGAAAAAGACAGTTCCACATACGGCCACCCATTCACGTCGGAATGGTCGGGCTCCAGTTATTCGTACACTGGAGTTTTACCGTGTGGTGATTCCAACCCAAGCTAAGCAGCGATAGGCTGGCAGACAAATGAAATTGGTGTCCAAAGGACAGGGGACCACGTTTGTGGGGAACCGCAGGGTACTTGCGGAAGGGGGACAGGGACCCCAACGCACCATTTGTTACAGGGAGCACAAGAACGTGACTGCCTTGTTGGTGTTCGGAAGTGAAGACGTCACACCCAAGACGGCAGGTTGAGCACCTGTCTCACAAATGCTCATTAGCATGCGCCTTGCAAAACATGCTGGTTGGATTGCACCCGCTCGGGTTAGAAAGCGTCTTTCTAGGAAGTCCCTGGCAGCCAAAATCCTTCGGGTGGGCCGGCTGTCAGGATCGTTGCTTATGTAATTGGC